GGCGTAAGTTGTCGCATTCGCTTGGCCACGACTTCACCAGCCGGTCGCAATCCGCCCTCGAATGCAGCGGACTGCATCAATCCAGGCAACTGCTCAAGCACCCTGTTGATTTGATCCAATGCCGCTGCGTCGAATGTCAAGGCAATCACGCTGCCACCGCCTTGCACATTAGCTCTAGATACCTTCGCCCACCGTCGACCGGCTTGACCAGCGTGATGCCAAATATCTGCCCGCCAAACACGATCCGCTGAGTCGAATCGTAGCCATCACGAAATCGCACCACGAAAACAGCAACGATATTTTCGGCAAGCTGCGAACCTCGGTAAGCAGTCCCGCCGCCCGTGAAACTGTAGGCCGCTGGTTCGTTCTTGAGCCGGTCATTCCATGTCGGTACCGCCTGGCCAGTCGAATCCCGCGTGGCAACCAACGACTGCACGTGGATTCGATGACGCATTGCACCAACGCGGAAATTTTTACCGGGTCGCCAAGTCACGGGTACGTCGACCTCATCATCTTACGAATCAATCGCTGATAGGCTTGATCGAACTGCTGATCAGGCACGGAAAACATCATGTCGCGATCCTCAAACCACTTGCCGATTTGCAAACACATTGCCCGCTTCATCAACTTCGGGACTTCGCCCTGCGCGTAACCAGCCGATACCGTGATCACCACGCTATCAGCCTGCGTGATGCCGCTTGGCCACTGCTGGCCATTGCGCAACACCAATGAGCGACCACGTCGATCGAGCGCCGCCACGTCCACGCCCATCGTCTGTTCTGCTCCGTCATCGTCCAAGTACAACACTGAAACCAGCGACTGCACCGGACGAATCGGGAGACGAACCAACCCACCACGGGGAAAGCAATCTAGGAGCAATTCTACTTCTTGCGGCGTGGTGACGTAAGGAGTGTCAATCTCGAATTGCTCTCGTGCCGCCTCGATTGCCTCGATCAAATAGCAATCGTGGCTGTCATCGTCAGGAGCTATTTCGAGCTGCTTTTTTGCGTCCGCCAGGCTTACCGGTTGCGTGTCCGTGCTTGTCGCTCGGTTGATTCTCGCTCGTTGGTCTGGCATCGGCTTGTTCCTCGTCTGTTGGATCTTCCGTCGGCTCCTCTGGCTTTAGCTTCTTCTTTTTTCTCCGGTGCCTGACCGTGGTATCAGCCTCGACCACCTCCGCAAATCGCCTTTCCACGAGCGTCAACTGCATGCCAACGTGCATGCTTGAAAACTCGTGGCCTGGCGGAAAACCAGACCACGTTTTGAGCAACTTGATTTTCATAATTGACAAACAAAAACTGGGAGCGAAATAAAGAAACGCCAGCCGTTGGTTACACCACAGGCGCGACGAGGCTAAGGATCGGACCGGCCAAAACTGGAACAGCGGCCTGATCACCAGACGCCGCAATTGCCGCTTGTCCAACTTCGTGATTTTTGATCGCGATTCGCTGGGTGGATTTCACGCCGATCGTGTCATTTGTAAAAAACGTCCCCTCGGTCGACGTCGCGAACGACATTTCGCGGCGAGTACCGAGCGTGCTGCTCATCATCAGATCTCCGAAGTAGCAAATCGGCTGACCAGCCGTCGGCGTCTTTGGCATCACCTGAGTCACGCGAACCGGATAGCCCATGAATTCTTTGCCGACTCGGCCAGCCAGATCACCCATCGTGTTACCACCGGCTGCACGCATGAGAGGTGCCATCGCGGCACCCCAAACGCTCTTGTTGCAGTACCATGCCGGATCCACTCCGGTGAACTCAGGTAGCGCAGCTTCGAGTTGCTCAAAGTCACCCAAAATCAGGCTACCGAGGATTGCGGTACTGGCAGTGAATTTGCCTGGAGTCCCGGCCACCGCAGCGATCGCTGCACCAACGCCCGTGACGCTGGCATAAGCCCCAGTGCCGTCGCCCATGAGTCCGTTGAGGTCTTCGGCCTTGGCCTTGGCGTAGCCCATTTCCAGCGTCAGTAAGTTGACCATGTCGAGCACAGAGTCTTCGTTTAGCTCGGTCGTGATCTCGCTCAGCACCGCGTATTTGGTCGCATTCAAGACGACCTTATCCAGTACCAGATCGCTCTTGGTCAGCGCGGTGCCCTCGTCAGGGTAGTAGACTTTCAGGCCACCAACGCGGCGAGGTGTGGTATCGGTCGGCGAGGACATTGCTTTGCGGCCCGCGAACTGCCGGAAAATCCCGGTCTCTTCGACGATGCGGATAATCGCAGCCGAGAGCGGATCTGGGACGGTAACACCGCCCAGCGAATCAATGCCCTCTTTCATGGTCGCGCGGAAGCTGATGCCGTTTTCCAAGCAGAACGATTGCGCCCGCTCGTTGCCGAAAATGGCGGCAACGAACATGCCCGAAGCATAGGCTTCCTTTACTGCACCCTCGCCCACAAACGCCCTCATTTTCGCAGGTCGGTGTGCCGACGCTGGCACGCGAATTCTGGAAAACGGGTTGTCACTTTCGACATTCGGCACTTCGATGTCACCGCTCGCAACACGCGTGTCGATGTTGTCTCGCATGATTTCGTCACGACGCTCGGCGCGTTTCAGCTCGACCGTGAGCGTTGCCAATTGGCCTGGCTTGTGGTCGTCGTCGCCATCATGTCCAACGCCCGTAATCACGTCGCAACGTGTCTGCTCGTCGGCGCTCAACTCGCGTTTATCTTCCTTGGCTTGCTGACAAATTGCCTTGAATTCAGCCTTGAGTGCCGCGATTTCTTCCAGGATCTGCTTTTTGGTCTTCACGTTTTTTTCTCCTGCCGCAGCGGCAAGAGAATGTTCGCATAAAAAAAGCGACGTGGCTTGCCGCTCGGCATCTTGGTTTGATGGGTACAAAACAAAATTGCCGAGCAGTGAGCCACGTCGCTAATGAGCCGACGTGAAATCACAGATCAGTTGTGTAATGCCAAATCTTAACGATTCGGTGTATCGTGTCAAGCAAATTCTTTTCGCTTTTTTAGCCGATCAATCAACCAGCATCTGCGCACGAGCCATCTGTAGCCTTGACGATGCACTGGCCGCAGATCTCATTGCACTTTTGGCGTCGTGAATGATTGCCGACTTGCCTTCCTTTTCCGATTTTGGGTCGATCACCTCATCGGCAAATCCATTCGCGAGTGCATCGACAGCGCTGAACAGCGTCCCGTCCGATTCGCCATCCATCCAAGCGTTAATCTGCCCGGCATCTTTGCCTGTTTTTTCGCTGTAGATATCGACTAAGTGCTGATCAATCGTCATTAGCCACTCCGCACTCGCACGCATATCTTTCTGGTTGCCAACCGCCATGCCCCAAGCACGATGTATGCCGAAGTCAGACGCTTGATACATTCGCACCACGTCGCCCGCCATCGCAATCACCGATGCCATTGAAAACGCCAGTCCTTCAACCGTCACCGTCACGCGGCCCGTATGGCTAGCCAGTGCGTTGTAGATCACCATGCCATCGTAGACAAACCCGCCCGGTGAATTGATACGTACATTAATAGGCTTGCCGGATTGTTCCGCCACGAAATCAAGGACGTCAGTAGCCGATACGCCATCACCCCACCAGTCTTCGCCGATTTGTTCCATAATGCGCAACTCGGCTGGTACATCACCTTCCGCCTTCAAGCACTTGATCGGCAGCGACTTTGCCGCCGCGTCAGCAACAGCTTTCGGGACTAGCTTCAGATTAAACGGTTTCATATTCGTGCTCAATTTCGAGGATTGTATCGGCCAATTCGCCCGCGCGATTAGTCCATGTTTCCGTCAGTTCTCCAACCAACCCAGCCAGCTCGTCGGTGCTCTTTGCGGTATCGGTCAGTGCCGATAATTCGCCTTTCGATCGCTCGCAGTGCTTAGTAGCAGTGGTCGCATTGCCGCCCACTGCTACGATCGCTTTCGATAGCGTCCCCTCCCACGTCGTATAAAATTGATCCAGCCAATCATTGTAGTTTTTCGCAAACTTCACGGCATCGAAAACTTGCTTGGCCTCGACATTGCCAAGATGCCCGAGTCGATCGACTAACGCGCTTCGTGCGATTCGCATTGCCTGCTCAATCGCAGGGTCTTTATCGTCACTGCCCGGTTCTTTGTTCGTGACCGTGATGGCTGGGTTGAGGTATTCGTCACCGCCATCATAAGGCATCATGTCCATTAGCTCGCGGCCTTCGTTTGGACTCATTACCCGACTCTGGATGTAGCCAGTGATCGTGAGCATCTGGGTATTGCTGTCCGCGCGAAGTAACGCTTTTTCGTTAAACTTAAAGAAGTGTGTATCACGTTCTTTTTGCCGCTCGGTCAGTAGCTTTTCGTCGCATTCTTGCTCCCACTTCACCATCCACCGCATCAGGCAGTTACTCATGTACGCGAGATTTTTTTGCTCCAGTGAGTTGTAGGAAACGCTTGAGTCGTCGCCAAGGATCGACTCCAGCAAGAACAGCAGTGCGGTATCCTGTCGCTCAAACTTTCGTTGGTTCAACCATTCCGCATCTTTCGCGCTAACTGCAAGCGTCGACAGTTTCATGCCCTCCCGCAACAGTCCAGCCTTACCAGCCGCATCTAGTCCAGAGTGAGCTTTGTTGAAGTCATCAAGGAATTGCTGTGCATCCTCTTGGTCTGGGAACATGCCAACCGGGGCTTCAATTACGATGCCTGGCTTGGCGTTGTTTTTGAAGTTTCGCGAGGTCGCCTTTTGGCCTGCGATCCCAAGCCCGAATGTTTCGCGGGCGATGTCAATAATCGACAGGCCATCAATCCCATTCCAGGACAAGCCAACAATATGCAGAACATCCTCATCAGGAATTTTGTAGTAGGCGCGATTCTGCTTTCCGACGTGTGGTGCCAGTGGGTCGTCTGCATCCACGTTCGTTACATGCCATTTTTTGCCGCCCGACAGCACTGTTACGGTCCGATCAGGCGTCATCAAAATCAGCTCGATGGGCCGGCCAGCAGCATCGCGGATAATCGCGGCCCGTCCACTACGCAGTAGCAACGCATGGGCCATGATTGTTTCTTTGAATCCGATGGCTGTCTGCAATTGATTCGGTTTATTTTTCATCAACCGATATGCCGGATGCGTTCGCGCTGCCTCGCTGCCTCTCGGTAAACGCTTGCGAACAATCAACGGCATTTGCCCAATGTGTCCGCCGATTTTATTGATGGCATACCAGACAGGTGGATATCCCATCGCTGATTTTGTGCTGACATAGATGCCCGCGTTTGTCTCTGATCCGTCGCCAAGTGCATCGGATAGCCATGATTCCATATAGCTGAGACCGCTCGTCATTGCTGCTTTTATATTTTGTAGCATTCGATTTAACTAATAAAGAGCTTGCCGTGTGATCGACGTGGCGCGATAGTCGCCAGTCGATAGGCCATCATCACAGCGACGATGGGGTCAATCTTGTCGGGGCTTGATGCTTTGTCAGGCATCATCATCACAG